AAATGAGAATGTAAGGAGAAGTTATGAAATATCCATTGGCTTGTGATACTTGGGATGAAAAAGAAGTAAACGCAATACAAGAAGTAATTAAAAGTGGTCGTTATACAATGGGATCACACGTAAAGAAATTTGAACAAGAGTTTTGCGATTTCTTTAAATGTCAGGATGCTGTTATGGTCAACAGTGGTTCTACAGCAAATTTATTAATTTTAGCATTACTAAAAGAAAAATATAAATTAGGTGGTGATATTATAGTACCTGCCGTGAGTTGGTCAACAACATATTATCCAGTATATCAATATGGGTTTAAATTAAACTTTGTAGATGTAGATAAAGATACATTAAATATTGATCCTTTAAAAGTAGAAAAAGCAATTACAAAAGACACTTGTGCCATATTTGCTGTAAATCTGTTAGGTAATTCTTGTGACTATGAAAAATTAAATGAAATTGCTGAAAAACATAATCTATTATTAATAGAGGATAATTGTGAAAGTTTAGGTGCTATATCAGACACAGGTATTCATACAGGTACAGTAGGTCATTTAGGCAGTTTTAGTTTCTTTTTTAGTCATCATTTACAAACTATGGAAGGTGGTATGATAGCTTGTCAAAATAAAGATGACGCAGATTTTATTAGATCATTGAGGGCACATGGTTGGTGTAGAGATTTGCCAGATGATAATAAGATTTATAAGAAAACAGGCGATAACTTTAAAGATAGTTTTACTTTTGTAACACCTGGTTATAGTGTAAGACCATTAGAGATGAGTGGTGCCATAGGTAGTGTACAATTAAAAAAGTGGCCGAGCATGAAAGAACAAAGAATTAAAAATGCTGAATACTTTATAGAAAAATTTAAAAATTTAAAAGACGTTGTAACTCAAAAAGAAATAGGTCAATCTAGTTGGTTTGGGTTTTCTATGATTTTTGAAGGTGATCTAAAAGGTAAAAGAGATTTGATTGTTCAAAAGTTTAAAGAAAATGAAATAGAATGTAGACCTATTGTTGCTGGTAACTTTATGAAAAATCCAGTGATAGATTATCTTACATACATAGATAACAAAGACTATCAAGTTGCTGACTACATACACGATAACGGTTTGTTTTTAGGAAATGATGTGAGAGATTTAAAAGAAAATATAGACAT